AGACAACATGATGGACGATAGCGCGCCGTGGAGGCCGTAGAGCCGATAGGCGCGAGGAGGCTAGATGACTCAGCAGCAAACAGAGCAGGATGCAGCGGCGAGCGCAACCAAGTGGATTGAGATTATCCGCAGTCTGCACGAGGCGTACCTTGAACTGGAGAAGGGAGCGGAGAAGGTAGAAGTTGTGTGCGGACGTTATAGAGGGGACCCGAAACCCAAACGCAGGGTATTCTCGTCTGTGGATGAGATTGTAGACCATTGCCGGGCCCTCCCGCTTGGGATGTGGGCGCGTGGCGGGTGGTACGTTCCATGGGACAAGTATAACGGCTATGTGGAGTATAGGATTCTCTGCGAACCAGGATGGTTCCTGTCAGGCGAGCTTGACAGGGACAGAATGCCGTCCACGGCGCGCATAGAAGTGTACGATCGAGATACTACGCTGAAGCCCATGGAAACTCCAGATGCCGAGGATGCGTTATTGTGGTTCGCGCGGATCCTATGGCTCGATGGGTTGAGACGGAACAACTGCCACTTCCAGTGTAAAGCACTTGACAGGTGAGGGGTAACCCACTATAATAAGGTCACTTGGGGGGAAACGAAAGGAGGAAGGGATGACAAACAGGTGCCCGTTGTACGCCGTAGCAGTTATCGGAGCCAAGGACAAAGAATCGCTGATCAAGATGGGCTGGAAGGCGAGTCCATACCAACCGCACATCTGCTGGGAGTTCGTAGAACATCTACAGTATCCAGCCAAGAAGCTCGCGCGGATGATCCGTGATGCGACTGACGCCGATGCCGTTCACGTGTATCGTGGGAGAGGCGCACGTGGCCGTCTAATTGCGATGGCGTAGAAGGACGACTGAGGAGGCTAGATGAAACAAAATGAGGCTTACTCTGATTCCCTGGCCGCACAGATCCGCGGGTTGCGGCTGGCCTACGGCCTGAGCCAGGCCAAGCTGGCCGAACGGCTTGGCGTGAGCCGGGTCACAATATCTAACTGGGAGCGCGGGATAGCGGTTCCTACATCTCGCGTTATCTACAGGCGAATCCAGCAGGAACTCGAGCAGTTGCAAAGGGGGAGCGATGGAAAGCGAAACGAAGATGCGATCGGACAATCTGGGGGAGTTGATCGGCGCGCTGTCAAAGGCGCAAGCGGAGTTCAAGCCGATTGAGAAGAACAGAACAGTAGATGTTATGACGCGGACGGGCGGGACATACCGGTTCCGGTATGCGACGCTCGACACGATCCTGGAGGCGGTGCGCAAGCCGCTAGCGGATCACGGGTTGGCAATCACCCAGCTAATCACGCTCAGGAACGGCATACCGATCCTGCAAACGTTGCTCCTGCACCAGTCTGGCCAGTGGGTATCGTCTGAGGCGCAGATCATCCACACAGGTGCCAACCAGGAGTTCGGGTCGGCGCTGTCGTACATGCGCCGGTACGCCATATCGGCGATCCTGAACATCGCCTCCCAGGAGGACGATGACGCTAACATCGCTGACGGCAACCACATCCAGGAGGTCGTACAGCAAGCTCCAGTCGAGAAGGCCAGCGAGCAGAAGATCCCAAGCCTCATCAGCGAACGGCAATTGAGCTTCGTACACATGCTGGCCAAAGAGCGCGGTCTGAGCCATGATGAGGTCACAGGCATGGCTCAGGCCATGTTCGGGGTCAGCTCCACGAAAGACTTGTCTCGTTCAGAGGCCAGTCAGCTTATTGAGCGGTTGCAGCAATTGCCGAAAGCTCAGCCGGCTCCGGACGATCTGTACCGCAAGGAGGAGGAATGATCGCCGATACCGTACGTGAGTACATAGCCGGGGAGCGCAAGAGGTCCCCCGCTATGAGCAATCGTGCCAGCGAGCTGGGTCACCCATGTACCCGTTACCTGTGTTATCTGCGCACGGAGAGCAGGCCGCTGGTTGACGTGTCCCTCCAGGAGGTATTCCGGGAGGGACACGATCAGGAGATCGCCGTCCGGCGCCTCTTGGAGGATGCCGGGTTCGAGTTCACGAAATCCCAGCAGGAATTCTACTGGCCGGAGACACAGATTTCCGGTCACATTGACGGCGCACTCGGCTACCACCGGCGACCAGATTGGTGGCCGGCGGAGGAACCTAGCGTACCGTGCGAGATCAAGACGTGTTCTCCTTGGGCCTTCCAGGCCATAGATTCCGTAGAGGACCTTGTGAATAGCCGCCAGCTGTGGCTCCGCAAGTGGCCGGATCAGATGCAGGTTTATCTATTGCTGACCGGACAGCCGATGGGCGTCATCGTCCTGAAGGACAAGACCGCTGCGCGGATCAAGGACCTGTGGGTATCCTTGGACTGGGACCGCGCTAATGAGCTAGTCCGCAAGGCGGAGGAGGTGAATAGCCACCTGGCTAGGCAGACCTACCCGGATCGTACAGAGGGCGATCACTGTGCCAAGTGCGACTTTGTTACCATCTGTCAGCCGTCAATCCTGAGCAAGGATGCAACGGAATGGATGAACGATTCGGAGATTGAGGAGCTTCTTGAGCGCCGGGCTGCGCTAGCGGCGGCGGCCAGGGAATACGAGACGCTTGGCAAGACGTTGCAGAGCAAGGTCCCAGAAGGCTGCCAGCGGGCGCGGGTTGGGGAGTGGTTGATCACCGGGAAGTGGGTCGAGCGCAAGGAGCGGGTCACGCCTGCGGGCCGCTACTGGGTGCGCCAGTACGAGCGGATCGGCGAGTCGGAGGTGGCCGATGGTTGAGGCACTAGTAGTCGCATGTTGGATCCTGTGGTCGGTGTTGTGCTATAATCTAGCCACCCAGAAACACAGGAACGGTGCATTGGCGATAATAGCCGGGCTTGTGTTCGGGATCTTTGCGGTCTTGTACTACGCGACGGTCGGCGATGCCGAAGCTCGGTAAAGGGGAGGACGCCGTGGGACCAGAGACAGCGAAGTTGATCCTGCGCCTGATCGAAGACGAGCCTGGCGTGTCAACTGAGAAGATCGTGAGACTGCTATCCCGCATGGAACCAGAGGACCGCGTGCGAGAAGCACTGGCGCTTCTGGAAGACTGGAATCTGATAGTATGTGAGTTGGGATCATGCTACCCTTCTTAGTGACAACGATGGGCGATGCGGCCGCATCGCCCTTGCGACTGACGCAACCGCGTGGTGCGGCGCCGGACCAGGCCCGAAGCCTGGGTGCTGCGGTGTTTCCCTCCTCCTTCGCCGTAGTGAGGCGCGGGTTCGATTCCCGGCGTTCAGTCGCGTGCAGCCGGAGCGGGGTGACACCCGCTCCGGCTATTAGGCCCTCTCAAAACCAAGCCCAGATAGGAGATGCCCGCTACCTAGCAGATGTGCAGGTCCCGCGTGCGAGAGGGACGCGGGACAGAGGACGATGCCCCGGCCATATACTATGCCAAGAGGGAAGGGATAACCTTCCGAGGAACGTAACCCTAACGCAGCGGGGCACGGCTGGCCGGGGCTGCCCCGCAATCAAAGTGTGTTTCACTAGGAGGGGAACATGCATTCTGGACGTATAGACTCGAATACGGCAGCGGGACGGGTGTATCTGTACCTGATCGGGCTCGGAGGTCGCTGGGTCGGGGGGTGGGAATTGGCCATGGCCACTCAGACCACAGCGATCAGCACGCGGATTAGCGAGATCCGGCACCAGCTCGCCGGGACTGGCCGGCGGGTCGAGACCATGAGGGACGGTAACCGATGGTTCTACCGTATCGCGGACGAAACTGCGGCCACACAGCAATCGCGCAGCCGTGGCCGGGCTTATAATAAGACGGCCCTCCACGGGGGAGGGCCAAGTGCGTAGGTCCGAGCAGGAGGAACTCGGGCCGTCCTTTGTGCGGCAGGAGCCACAGGTCGGCACATGTAGTGTATCAGGTGCCACCCGTTCCTGTCAAGGGAGGGTCGTATGGCGGAGTGGCGGAAGGTTCACACGAGGTTCTGGCGCGATCCCGAGGTGCTGGACATGACACCGGAGGACAAACTGTTCTATCTGTACCTACTCACGAACCCGAACACGACGGCGTGCGGATGCTACGAGCTACCGCCGAAACTGGCCGCCGCCGAGATGGGTTACAGCATAGATACCGTGAACCAACTGATCGAACGGTTCATCAAGTACAAGAAAATCCTGTACGATCCAGAGACACGCGAGGTCCTGATCCTCAACTGGATGCACTACAACCGTCCTTCACAGCGCGGCTGGGCACAGAAGATCTACCGGCGCGACGTGGAGGCGGTCCGATCCAAGACGTTCAGGGAAACCATCGAACGTTACTGCAATGGCGAGGTAGAAGTGCCGACCGGTAGCAACTCTGAGGTCACTCCGGAGTTACTACGTAGTAACTCCGGAGTTACTACGGAGCAACTACCGAGTAACTCCGAAGCAACTCCGGAGCAACTCCGTAGTAACTCCCCTATAGAAGTAGAATTAGAAGTAGAGGTAGAAGTAGATAAACCCTCTTGTAAGCATTCGGCGCGCGACACGCGCGCCGAGGAGGTGCTCCAGTATCTCAATGAGCGCGCGGGGAAGCGATTCCGCCAGATCCCTGCCAACCATAAGCACATCAAAGGACGCCTAAGGGAAGGAGCGACCGTTGAACAGCTCAAGCTCGTGACCGACTACCAGGTAGCTCAATGGATGAACGATGACAAGATGCGGCAGTACCTGCGGCCCAGTACGTTGTACTCCTCGGAGCACTGGGACGAGTACCTGATGGCGGCGCAGGAGTGGAATGCCAAGGGCCGACCAACTAACGGAGCTGGTCAGGCCGACTGGCGTGTCGAGCGGATAGAGGAGTTACGGAAACAGGTCCGGCGGATAGACGGAGAACTCCTGGTCTTGGACAAGCGGCTGGAGGTGGGAGGAGACGAAACCGACCTAGCGCGTCACGATGAACTCATTGCTCTACGGGAGAAGCTCGTTGCGGAGGGACAGAAGCTTGTTGGAAAGTACAAAGCGGGGGCACAAGCGACATGACAACAATATACGAGCACAAAAGCAATGATTCTAGTCCATGGTACGGATTCAAGATTGGAGAGGATGGCCTTTATATAGGCCCGCTTCCTGGACGAAAGAGGATAGCCATGTACCATATGGAAGGGAATACTGTGGTTCCTTTGGCATACTTTCTAAACGAGAAGGCTGCGCTTAGAGCGCTTGGGCTACTTGATTCTATAAACCGCGGAGGCAAAGAATGCTTACAATCGTAGTCATGAGCGTGGTTTTGGCAGAATTGGCATATGTGGTTGTGCTAAGCGGCCTGCGATATAGTAACTTCCGCAAGAAGTATTCGCGTGAAGAGCGAGAGATGATGTTTTCTTATATAGGTGACATGTTTTTCGCCAGCTTGCTTATTTCTACCATTGCCGCTGGCGTGTGTGCTGGCATTATTGCTGACCAGTACAATACTGTTCTCGCGTTACCGATCGATCTAGCCGCTATCACGCGGACGATATCCGAACAGGAGGCCTATGTCATAGGACAAGGTGCGAATATCGGGTCAGGCCTGGAAGGAGTTGAGATCA